CCAAATACCCCGCCTACGGGACCACCCATCTGATTACCGACATACTGTCCAGCCATCATAGATAGGGGTTTATTTACATCTTTACCAGTACCATAATCAGTACCCAATCCTGCGATGTTAGCAAGATTGGTATCGACACCAGCTTTAGCTAGTCCACCTGTTACAGCAGAACCATAGTTGCCTAGATAGGCATTGCCAGCAGCACCAAAGTAACCTCCAAGGCCTGTAGCGCCCTTGGCTATGGCATTACCCACATCCTTGGTAGGATCGGCTTGGTAGCCTCTGTAAGCTCCGTATAAGCCTAAACCCATACGCATAGGGGCTGGCATCATGGCACCCACAAAAGCATTACCAACCACACCAACAGCATTACCAATCATACCCATACGATCGTCTCGTTGAGCAGCAGTCTCTTTGTCAAATGAAAATCCGGGTGTAATACCTAGACGTTTCCAAACACCTGGAGTTGTGTCTCCATAAGTATTCTGATTGTCAGAGACATACTGATCTTGGTTAGGAACAACAGGATTAATGTACTCAGAACCAATCGGTCCTTTGAACATCTGAGACAACTCATTCAACCTACTAAACTGATTTACAGGGGGAGCATTAGCTTGTCCTGTTGGACTAGCTGTTGGGTCTTGATTACCAGTTGTATCCGCTGGGTTATGCCATGTAGGATCAACTGGATTATTATATTCAGAACCTATTGGTCTAGTGGGAGTAGTGGTATCTTCTGTTCTACCACCATATGACGAGTCACCCGAATCGGAGTTTTGATTTTCACTCATTTAGGAAGTCCCAGATTAATACCACTAGGGTTTGTTAAGCTATGCCGATTTCACCTTCAGCTTGAAGCACAAGGGCAGTTGTAGTACCAGCACCACCGACCAAAAAGTCAGCAGTATCCATACGAAGCTGACCATACCAGTCAACATAGGAGTTAGCAGGAACTGAAGTACCAAGACCCAAGAATTCAGTACCAGCAGTATTACTAGCAGTAGCACCAATGTAAAGGGAGAAGGTAGCAGCACTAGCGGTCTTGTTAACAATACGCAAGTGACGAAGTACAAAGTAAGTAGCGGTATTAGAAGTACCACCAGCAGACACACCACCAGTAAGGGTGGGAGGATTCAAGATGTTAGTTGTCGTAGTAGTTGTCAGAGCGACGGGACCCATACGAACAATTTTATTAGCAGCCATGTGAGGAGTTTCCTGTAAAAATATTATCCGCGAGAATCTAAGACGGATGTTGGTTCAAGTTTAATGGGACATACATCTAATGTTTTACCATCAGACATAATACACATCGGTTGAAAAGCTTGCTCAGAAATATAACCGCTAGGTTCTACTGGAAGCGAAAGAGTGGCTAATACAGCCATTAAAAATATAAACATAATTAAACGAAGTAAGTTATAGTAAAAGCAATAGAAGTTGTGGCAGCTATTGCTCCTGCCGATGAAGCCGAGGTTGTTTGAACAGGAACTCCCGTAGTAACAGTAAATGCTGCATTCACAGCAGTACCTACAAAAGTTGTAGATGCTATTGCCGAATAGGGTAAATTACTAGTAATAACTCCAGCAGCAGATACAGCAACAGATGTTGCACCATTAACTTGCCCTTGAACTGTAACTTTTCTGCCTATTTTTGTATAAGTTCCAGAACTACTAAAAGCGCCTACAAGCGTAAGACCTGCTCCTTGATTTGGCGTCCATGTGCCTTCCGCATAGTCGTCCAAGGTATTAGCGTCAGAACTTGCAGACTGGGATGCCGGGAATGCAACGCCTGTGCCTGCCGTTTGTGTAGCCGCTTGAAGTGCTAGTGTTTGGCTACCAGTTATAGATAGAACATTTGTAAGTGTGGAACGAGGGGTTCCTGCTGTACCCGAAGGTAAGTAGTACCAGTTGTGCACCCCGTTAGCTTGGCTGTATATTGATGCTGCCGCAGTTGTCTTGTAATAGTATGAGGCCCCATGCAGGTACAGGTTTTGCCAAAGTTGAACTATATTACTGGCATTAGAATATACAGCACCCCCATTAAGCTCAAGTGCGTTAGCACCTGAATCCCACGCACTTATGGTAGACCCGAACGACACGTTACCACCGCCGTCTATAATCTGACGTGCAGTTCCTGCACCATCAGAAAGTACAATATAGTTTGAACCTGTAAGTGATATAGGTGCAGCAGAACCTGTATAGCTTCCAATAATTACATTGTTAGCTCCAGTAGTAATGGCACTACCTGAGTTATACCCAATAGCTGTATTACCACTTCCACCTGCAACAGTCCCTAATGCATAATACCCAAATCCAGTGTTTTGAGAATCAGTATTACTATTAGATACTGCAAAATATCCCATCCCTGTATTGTAATTTCCAGTTGTAATACGAGCACAAGCGAATAGACCTAAAGCAGAGTTATAACTTCCAGAATTAGTTAACCATAAAGATTGATACCCTACAGAGGTATTGTTACTTCCTGTAGTTATCGCAGATAAGTTATTTACCCCTAGCGTTGTATTTGTGGCTACGCTAGAGGCTCCTTTACCTATGGTATTACCATTAACTGTAATATCTGTAGTAAATGTAGGGCTTGCAGTTAAAGCAAGTTGGGTTCCAGTACCACTAGTAGTATAGCTTGTACCCCATGCAGCACCTGTTGAGTTAGCAATACCAGCACCGGGATAAACCATACTTCCACCACCGGAGCTTACTGTATTAATTCCACGCTGACTTAATGCTATACCCTCAATATCTAAATCATCAATAGTACTCTGAGTAAAATAAGCGGCTGGACCTTGAGGTCCTTGTGCACCTGTACCACCATTGGAACCAGTAGGTCCTTGTAACCCTTGGTTGCCCGGTATAGGCATACCATCATCCCCATCAGCACCATCCATGGCTATTGGGAATGCTGTTTGCCCAGAGATACCGGGAATACCTTGTATACCTTGTAAACCTTGTGGACCTATAACGGTATGTCCATCTAGTCCATCATCTCCATCTATACCGATACCAATAGGTCCTTGAGGACCAATTAATCCAGTGATACCTTGTATGCCTTGGATACCCTGAATGCCTTGATTACCTTGAACCAAAAACATATCTGGTTCAATTACATCTGCTTCCAAATATACGGCAGGACCAGAAGGTCCTTGAGAGCCTATAGAACCTGTGGCACCAGTTGGACCAACAGGACCGGGAATACCCATGCCATCTATACCATCTTCACCATCTAAAGGATGTGGTCCAGCATAACTACCAGCAGTAATTGGTCCATCCACGTGAAGTGAACCACGTACTTGTAATGTGGCGGCACCATCATCAATGGGATTCAATCCAACAACTAAATTTCCTGTTGAAAATAAACGTGCATATTCATTTCCAAAAGAAAAAAATCTAATTACATCCGGCCTAGAACTTCCCGTTGATGTTAATGTAAAACCTGTATTTGTTGAAGATGTAAGACCCGTAGATAATCCTCCAGCACCAGCAGACCATTTTGCTGCAAGAACTGCATTATTATATAAATTAATAGAACCGCCATTATTGGCATTAACTGTTACAGTTTCATTTACTCCATCACCAAGGGCATTAATAACCAATGCTCCACCTGTATTAACTACACTGGCTGGAATTAATTGATTGTTAACTGCTAATGGGCCAAGAACGGTGGTTGGACCTATTACTCCGCCATTAAAATGTTGCGATAACGCCACTGAGGCAATATCTTCACTTAAGTCATCTGCAACAAAATTAGCAGATACCCCCGGCAATCCTTGAAGTCCTATAGTTCCCTGAATACCCTGTGAACCTTGTGGTCCTATTGGACCCGGAGTCATTGAGTCTAAACCATCTTCCCCATCAACTCCAAAACCAGCAGGACCGGAAGGTCCAGTAGCTCCTTGCACACCCGGAGCACCGATTGGGCCGGGTACTGGAAAACCATCTAACCCATCTTCTCCATCATTACCAAATCCCGGAGGACCAGATGGACCTGTATTACCTGTTAAACCAGTAGCTCCACGCGGACCGGGAACTACTTGTCCTTCTTCACCATCATTACCTTCAATGAAAATCTGTGTAAATCCAGATGTACCAGAACCACCACCACCTCCGCCACCCATGGCGGTTTGAACATAAGTGTGTTCAGCAGTGGTTAAATGGTAATATTGTCCAGCAGTACCACCTTGAATACTAGTGAGTAGATTATGGCTATGATTAGCCAAATCAGCTATTGAACTTCCAGCCTTGTTAACCAGACTCCAAGAAACTGATCCAGTTGTCGATAAAAGTGCATATAATTGGTTATACCATGCTGTCCAAGCAAAGTCACCATTAGCTGCTCTTATCGGAGGAGGAGGAAGTCCACCAGCCATTATTGATTACCTTTATTAATATCAATCTCAAATGCTTCTAGTCGAAGCAGATAAGGTTGTGAATAACTTATTTTAAACGCTCGTCGTCTAAACCTACCTAGTTGTGCAATACATGGAAAGTCATAGTCAAAGGATAAGTCTCTTGCTGTTGACCAAGTGACATAATCATCATCAGTCCAAGACACCTGTAATACATTACCGGTACCAGATGTAGTTGGGATATCCCCAATTAAACTAAACCTAGAACCAAACTTAACATTGAATGTATCAAAGTCATATTTGGGAGTTACTATCTGACATGTAAATCCTGTACCAGCATCTGTATGGTTATCTTCTGAAACAGTGTGTACATCACCTGTTGTTTTATTGTAGATGTAAGCCATACCATTTGGACCATCAGTACCCCATTTACCAATAAAGGAAGCAGAGTTATCTAATCCAGAATTCCAAAAACTCCACATCTTAGTATCAAAACTATAGACTAGAGTCACTGATGTAAGGTTAACAACATATAACTTTTGACCAGATACACGAATACAATAGGCAACAGCATTAGGTAGAGCAGAACCTTCACCACGCAAAACAGATCGTATTGCTGGCGTACCTATTTCTGTTTCTTTGAATCCATCAATAGTCCAAACTGTATGCCCACCATTTCCTGTTTGACCCAGTAAGATAACTTCTTTTTCTGTTTGTACAACGGTTGCTGCTGCAACAGTACCAAATTGTTGTACGGCTGATTCATGTCTTGCTAATGGTGAGTTAGGAGCAGCAGTTCCAGCATCATAAAAGTATTCAATTGAATCAGTTCCTACTGCATAGATATAATTGTTATTTTTAGACAATGCTACAATTGTATCAGGATACATTTCAGCAGAAATATAAGTACCCGCTGTCCACGAAGTTGGATCATCAATTACACAATTGTAAATGTCTTCTGTATTCTTTTTAGCAAGAAACAAATAACCATCTAAGAAGATGGGCATTGGTACATGTGGTGTAGGAAAGTTTGGTGCACTAGTTGAATCAACAGTTACTGGTGCTCCTAATGATGGATTGGGACAAATATAACATTTGATACCATCAACCATAATCAAAGATACAGTTCCCGTAGATGTAACATATTCAGTGAATCCCACTGGTCCAGTTGATGTGGTAATGAACTGTTGCAATACACCATCAATATAAAACAAGTTGGCAACAACAGAATAAAAATGTCCTACACCATTAATTACCCAGTAATAGCAACCACGAGCTTCACCGGGATTAGTTGTCATTACTGGGGTTGAAAGACCGGGCCTACTCTTGACAAACACACGTTGGTTAACATTGTCTGGAGTCTGTACAACTTCAACAAGCATGTTAACCAATTTAGCATCCTTAGTTAGCAAAGAGCCACTGCGTTGCATAGGATTGATTACAAAGTTAACACGCTTTGTTTCGTATGTGGATACGCGAGGGGAATTGCTAAATGCCATATTATTTACGCCAATCAGTGCTAGGCATGAAGAACAAAGAACCTTCTTCAGTACCAAAGGAAAGAGCTTTCTCATGGAACATTTCAGCAGCTTTCTGGAGTTCCTGTCGATCTAGAATGGGTGTTCCATACTCGTAAGACATACGCCAAGCTAGTCCGTAGATCAAAGCCTCTTCCCAATAGGAAGGAAAATCAAAATCATCAGTTGCAGAATTCATATCCTCAAAGGGACGTTGATAAGTCAACTGGATAACTGTATTAGAATCACTAGGAGTGGGCCAAAGTTGCAATGTACCAAAAGTAGAAAACGGTTGGTAAAATACATTAACTGGTTCACCAGCAGTAGCATTTATAGGTAGCAAGTTAAAGTCATAATGAGTCTTAATTTCCATTGGAACATTCATTGCTCCAGTAGACTCTACCCTAGCACATTGAATCAGCTTCAAAGGCATTGGTGTATTAGTTGTTTGACCTACTCCAATGTTGTAAGAAGCTTGTCCTGCTACTGTGGTCAGTGAATAATCCTTAATTGCCCATACTGGCATACCATCTACTTGAAACCCTTTAATCATTGCATTCAATGCTTCAGCAGCATTAGTGGTTTCATAAGCAGCAGGTGGACTTCCTCCAGAGAGGACAACTAGTTTGCGTAGTGCTGAGTTAATAACAGCGTCACGTTTAAGTGACCAGATGGAAGTTCCAGAAGTACTCATAATTTTATAACATGTAAGTTACAGAAACAGCAGCCAATCCTTTAGTACCAGTTGAAGTAAAAGGAGTTAAATTTGGATCTTTATATAAATTCATAACACCCGCTGTATCTATTACCATATACCCCCATTGCCAATTACCGCCATTATCAAAAATAGGAACCAGTAAAGCCCTTTGTGCGGAAGGCCAAATAGTAGATGGTGAACCTGTAATAGTAAATGTAGTAGCACTAGATGTTCCGGCAGTACCACCAGCTTTTGTTAAATGAATAATGTTTCCAATAATAGTGTATGAAAATGTTCCTGTTGGAACAGTTGTCATACCAGTACAACTACCTGTAAACGTACCCTCTGCATATCTATCTAATGTATTTGGATCAGTAGATGTTACTGCTGTAGCAGGAAACCTAATACCATCTTTTGTTTGTATAGAGGCATTAATACCACCAGTTGGAGTAATACCAAAACCAACCCCATTAGCATTATTTAATGAAGCTATGGTAGTATTAGTCGAAGTACCCAATGCTGGAACTGTTGTATAAGTGGCAGTATTTACATCATTTAACCAATCCGCATCAATCACTGTACCCGATGTGAATGTTTTACTTGTCATATTTATCCTTGATTTGGAGTTGAGTTGGCAAGAAGTACATCTTTTTCTTTTGATCCTTGACTAGAACCAAACCAATATTGAAGAACAGCTTTCATTTCAGAAACAGCATAACCAATCAATGTACCAGCAAGAACTGAATCAGCATGAGCATATCCAAACAACACACTCCACATCATTGCTCCACCACCAATGAGAACCCCATAGGATAAAATTGTGGGGGTTGTGGACTTAGTGGCAATCTGCATCTGACGAGCAGAATCTACATCCTTGTAGGCCAACTCAGCGTATTTAAACCCACGTTCTTTTTCGTTGTCTTGGTATTCCAATTCCAACTTACGAATCTCTGCTAAATGGTCTGGAGTTATTTGTCCATCCTGAAACATCTTAGCAATGTTCTCTTGAGTTGGCTGAGATACACCCAAGATAGAACCAATAGCCGATACTGCGGCTCCAGCTAAAGGACCACCAAGTGCTGTAGCAACTGTGGGGGCTAGTGATTTGAGTGTATCAATCCAATTCATTTGTCTGCCTTATGATCTAGTTTTTCAAATATTGCTTTAAGCATTTCTTTTAGTTCGTCACCAAGACGATTAAAATCGTTGCGAGGTACATAATCTTTTGCTATCTCAACTCGTAGATTGCCTAGATCAGTTTTGAGTTCTTGTACAGCATCCCACAAGGTTCGTGCAAACCAACCACCAGCGGCGATGAGTATTCCTGCTACAAGATTAATTACTGCTTGATATTCGCTCATACTTATGCTGCCGTTACTAGATTGGTCCATCCAGTTGTTCCATTGGTATTGACATACATTCGAGTAGAAGTACTAGAACCATCAGTACGCATATACAATGAACCTTGTGCTGCACTGAACGTCGGTGCACCACTTCCAAAATACACACCAAAATTAGCAACATTAGATAAATTAATACCTGCTGTTGCAGCACCACCAGCAGGAGGAGATGTATTAGTACTTACATTTGTTTGTCCAACACTGGACAATGTATTAGCTTGTAGACCTTGTGAAACCCTAACCGAGCCTGTTACTTGCAATGTATCTACACCATTATCTGTTGGAGCAGATGTACCAAATACCCAACGACCAGATGAAAACATTCGAGCTTGTTCAATCCCAGTAGAAAAAAACCTAATACAATCAGGTCTACTACTTCCTGTAGCTGTGAATGTGACTCCCGTGTCTGTAGCGGATCGGAGGTTCATAGTTAAACCCCCAGCCCCTGTTGTCCATTTTGCACCTAATGCTGCATTGTTATACAAATTAACACCAGCACCATTACTTGCATTAATACTTAGAGTTTCATTAACACCATCCCCTAAAGCATTAATATTTACACGACCTAAATTAGTTTCGGTAAATCCACCAACGGGACCAATTCTAAACGATACAGGTGTTCCAGAAAGAGAACCATAAATGTAAGAATTAACATCATTTAGCCAACCGGCTGTAATAGGTGTTGAAAAATCAACAAATGTGGTACTAGGCATGAAAAACTCCGGGAGTAGAATAACCAGCTATAGCATAACCGGAAATGGCATTAGCACTAAAAATACTAGCAATTAATGCTATGTTAGTATTACCACCAACAGTAGCACAACCTGCTGTACCATAATTTGCTAATGGTGAATTAGTCCAAATATTGCAATATGATAAAAAAGTATCTGCAATAGGTTCTGGACGAGGAATTGGTACTTGTTGTTTATCTCCTTGTACCTTTAAGGAGAGTTGGGGATGCTTATATTCAAAGTCTTCGTGACATACGAATAAACCATCCCAACGTTTACGCATGGTAGAGGCTTTAAACTTTCTACCACATGAATCACATATGGCGTTATAGTCGCCAAGTTTAAGCCAGTTTTGCATTATAACACCATGACTAGATTCGACCCTAATGGCACTACAAGCGAACCTGTTGCCAATTCTAAACTGTATGGAGGTATTAGGAAGTAGTATTCTATTCCAGTTGGACCCCATGTGTAATCTGTAACTGTACCATTGGTTCCAGTTAAGTGAGCTATGTTATTAGCCTGAGTAGCTCCAATTACACCTGTAATGGGGTTTAAAACGGCCCCAGTAAGGCTTGCAGTGTTAGCTGCTTGGGTAGCCCCTATGGTTCCACTAAATGTCTCTACAGCCGTTATAGCAGCTTGGTTATTAGCTTGGGTAACAACTATAGTAGCAGCAAAGGTTTGAGTAGCAGTTATTGCCGCTGTGTTATTTGCTTGGGTAACTGTAATAGTACCAGAGAATGTTTCTGTACCAGTTAATGAACTAGTGTTATTATCTTGTGTTGCAACAATAGTACCAGTAATACCTACACCTGAAACTGTACCTGTCATTACTGAGGTATTGCTATTTTGTGTAGAAGCTATTGTTCCACTGAATAACAATGTACCTGTAAGGGCACTAGTATTGGATGCTTGAGTAGCACCAATAGTACCACTGAATGTTAAACTACCAGATAAGGAAGCTGTATTAGCAGCTTGCGTTGCTCCAATAGTTCCAGTAAATAGTAAGGAGCCTATTATTGCTGCTGTATTGTTACTTTGGGTAGCAGCAATAGTTCCTGTTACTGGAGTAGGTCCACCACCACCTGTTATTAGCGCAAGTAGTAGGGACATTTATTTACTCCCAACCGTATACTGGAGTAACCCTATGTACTACGGTTCCTGTTGTACCAGCAGTTCCCAAGTGGCGTGTACACAATTGGATGAACTCGCCCGGGTTGACAAAGATCGGGGCATCGCCAAAGTCTACAAAGGTAACGGGTTGAGCTACAAACGTTGTCACAGCCTGTGCCGCAGTCACCGTCTGAGTGAATGGCAATGCAATCCGGCGCGGAGCCTTGGTAGCTGCCGCCTCTGCCGTAGCAAGGGAAACCGCTGTATGACCAAAGGCTAGGAAATACTCTGCAATATACGGGCCACCGACAATCACAGTCTGAACGTAGCTATGTAGATACATTCCACGCAGTACTAAACGCCGTGCAGGGCTGTTCACAGACCCCACTGGCACCTGATACGACATGATGATTGCGTCAGTGTTGACCGCAAGGGATACAGTTTCCCAGAACGTGCCACCTAGACCTGTACCAAGTGCTGCCGTAGTCGTTGTCGGTACAGCAGCCGTACGGTTTGCTTCATTGCCCGTGGTGATCGTGCCAGTCTGAGCAATCGTGCCATAAGTAGCAGAACCTGCCAAAGCCTGATAGCTACCGTACAGACGCGAACCCTGAGTAGATGGGGTTGTGGCAATCTGAATACCACCTTGACGCACGTTGTAGCGTGTGACGTTGGCTGCAATGATTGCACCACCAGCACCACCAACAATGCGGTGCTTGAAGAACACCTGGCCAGAGCCAGTCATTGAAACTGCACCCGTAGCCGTTGGCAGTTCAATTTCACCCAATAGCACCGCACCCGTACCGTCATCAACCCAGAAGTAAGCCTCTGTGCATGATTGATACAGGATGAACTGATAACGCTTATTGTTGGTGTATGTCCAAGTACCAACACCCGCTACACCTGTGAATATGCCTGTAGATATTTCAGTGCCGTTGATGGATGCGATACCCTGCAATCCAGCAGAACTCAGACGGAAGAAAACACCGTCAGTGGGTGCAATCAACTGCGTACCCGGCAAACCCACACCCCACTCAAAGAACGTGTTTGCTTGCGGTTGAGCAGTGAAACCTAGTTCTGCATCGAGCGAAAGAGTAGTCGTACCCAACACAGGAAATGATGCGTAGGTGTTTAGCTGACAACCAGAGCTGACCGCCAATGTACCCGCGCCACTGTTCAACGTCATCGTGCCAGCAGCGAAGCCTACTGTGCTTGTAGTGGACAGTGTACTGTGCTTTGCCGTATTCTGCGCCGTGTAGCTGAAACCCTCGTCATCAAGCAGCAAGTCTTGAGATACGCGAACTCGGTAATCAAAGTCAGCTTCGGGTGACTTCAGAGTTGGGAAGTTGGTCAGATAGCCTTGGTCAACCTCAGAGAATATCCGCACACCACCAATATTGGCAGAGTTAGTAATTGCATTTGTCTCAGGGACAACCTTCAATGCATTGAATGTGTTGGCTTCTACCTTGTTACCAGTAGTTCCACCAACAAGAGAGGTATCCATTGCCATTTAATCGCTCCAAACCCACCGTACAGACCAAGTGCCTTGCATCTTGTGTTCTGACCGTGCATAAATTGTAAAACCCGTTGCAGCAGTGGGGGTTCCACATGTCAACGAAAAGAATACTGGTGCATACCTATGATCAGCAGCAGTATGGTTAGTTGATGTGTCATCACCCATAATCCAAGCTTCTGCTTTACTTGTTGCACTAATTGTAGTCTGCCCAGTAACTGCAACAGACGCTTCAGATGTTCCGGGGAAAGCCCCGAAGTTAATCGTTGCTGTTCCAGTTCCATTAGCCATTATGCATTACCACAAGTAATTGTATGGGCAGTAATAGACACTGTAGCACCACTAGAAATGGCGACACTGTTCAACTGACAATCTCCACCACCGCCTGTGGCACTAACTGAACCATCCATTACAAACGCAGCAGCACTCGTAACGATCCGATACCAAGTAGCAGTACCAGCGAGAAGAGCAGTAACATTAGAAGGCAAAGTCGGAGACAAAACTCCAGCAGATGCAGCGGCAGCAAAAGGACTACCCAACGTAAATTCTGCCAGCTTATTAGTTGCCGTACCGCCTGTAGCAGGTCGCGTACCATCATAAATTTGAAGTTTTCCTGCTGAACCCACTGCCGTAGTGATGGCATCTAGTTGAGCATTGCGTAGGGTTGTTACATAACCTAATGCCATTTGTATTCCTTAAGAGTAACTGAGAGAAGCACGATTGGTCCAGATGTTAGCATTGGAATCATTTCCATTTGCCCACTCAGTTATCACCAACGTTCCAGAGAATGTAAGACGTTTAATGCTCCATGTCGGATCACCATCCAATGTTCCAAAAGGAGCCGTACCCACATACACAGTTGTAGTTAAATTATCTATCCTTTGTGCTGAAGGTTGAGCATAGCCATTGGCTAAATACGAAACATTGGAAATCGACATGTTAGTTCATTACTTGACGAAGTTTATCTAGACGCTGGTCAACTTCCAATTGCTTATTAGCAAGATCAGCTTGATCAGCTTGAAGTTGTGCACGGGCAACAGCCAATGCTTTTTCACCTGCACGCAGTTCATCAGAACGTACAGCAAACGAGTTCTTCATTGTATTGTAATCAGCAAGAGCTTGGTCAGCAACTACTTCACGTAGTTGGAGATCAGCGTGACGTTTGTCAAACACTGTTTCAGCATTGCTTATAATTGTGCGGGCATCTGCTGTTGCATTAGCAAGAATCAAATCTGCTTTAGCAACCAGAGCGTCAGCCGTAGACTGAGCTTTTGCAATATCACCCTTAATACCCAATTCAGCGATGGACGCTTGAATGTCATCATTCCGTGCTTGCAGTTCAGCAACTTTAGCTTCATACTGTGCAGGGTCTTTTAGAAGGTCAACGACCTTTAGGAAGTCATCGAATTGCATTAACGTAGTCCTTGAATGATTGTCATAGCAACTACAGGTGAAGCACCAGCAGTTACATTAAGACGGATAGCCTTGACAGGAGCAGCATAGTTCCCATCTTTATTAGTTGTTTGGGCTGTAATACCTGAGTTTTGAAAAGCTACTGGAGTAACTGTAAGATCAAAAACATCATCAAAGGTATGTTCAACGGAGTATGTTGCTGTACCTGATACAATCACGCAGCCAATACCAACGTTAAACGGAGCTTGTTTGTTGTCCAAAGGAATCCACGCAGAAGTGCCTGTTCCTGTGACTGTAATTTTCTTTGCGCGCATTTAAATTCCTTAGAAAAAAAAGGGGATACCTTTATCAGATAATCCCCTTTTCTACCCAATTGGGTAATTATCGAACGTATTCGATTGCTAGATACATTTCACCAGAGGTTGGATTACCTGTGGTTGCAATACCTTGAACCCAAATATCAATATCAGTTCCATACGGAATGTTATAGTTTTGGAAGATACCAGTTACAGCAGGCATTGTGGTATACGTCCCTGCCGTACCAAAAGCCAATGCCGAAGCGCTGACAAATTGAGTACCACCAGAAGCAGAACCAATACTAGCAGTAGCAGCAGTGATACCACCACCAGCCAACTGAGTTTTAACCCAGAATTTAAGACTGATAATAGATGCATCTGCTGGAAGACGCGCAACCATGGTATTAGTACCACCAGTGGAGAAATTAGCTGATGTAAGCTTTACAGCCTTTACAACTATATCCTTAATGTTACTAGTAGCAGATGGTCCAGTTCCGGCAGCGGGATCAGATACAGCGACCTGACCTTGTGTGATAATAAGTGCCATATTATTCCTTTATTAGAGAAGGTGACATTGCTGCCACCCTCAAAAGTTAATTAGGCGCCAGCACTACCGTACAGAGCGCGAGGATCAGTCCAACCAAACGAGTAACGAGCAGTAGCCTTGTACTTAGCGTTTTCAGTGTCCCAATCATTATCCATGTCGAAAGAATCAGCACGACGTTCCATATATTTCATACCGTTCTGGACATTCGTACCAATGAACCATGCATCGGTGTCAGTCAAGAAGTGGTTAGTAACCACGGTAGGAATAGAACCAAGAGTCTTGATTGCATTCAGATCGTTGTTATCAGTACCAACACGGCCTTCGGTGCCGAGAATACGCTTTGCTTCAAAAATCAATTGACGCGGAATGACGAGCTTCTCTGGGCGCACAGCGATCAACAGACCAGCATCATTGGTGAAACCAGCGATATCGATACATGCTTGTTCGAGAGCAGCTTCAGACAAGTCAGCAGCCGTTGCAATTTGATTAGACCAAGTACCACCCTTGATATTAGGGTGAGCAGCATTGATCAAAGAAACACCATCACCACCAGTATACAAGCTGTTGAAAGCGCGGTTGTACACGTTGGCACCCAGTACTTCCTTGGTTTGACGCATAGAGAAGGCAAGACCTTCAGCTTTACGCTTACCGATGATATCGTACTGGTCATCTTCCATCATTTCACGAGTGATGATGAAGCCAAGTGCGTACACAGCGTGTTGGTAGCGAGTGATGAAACCTTGACGTTCCGAATCATAAGAGATCGGTGCGCCTTCAGATTTCTGCACTGCAAGACCAAACGAGCTTACACCAACGTCTTCTTCAAACGCTTTAGTAGAAGTTTGCTTTGTGAAGAGCTTTGTGTACTCTTCGGGGTATTGATCATAGGCTCGGCCATACCATGCGTTTACACCGGGCCATAGGGCCTTGGCAAATGAGCCACTATTAATTACGGACATTTATTGCTCCTTTATATATTAGACGCCAGCTTGACCAGTTCCAGTACCATTCTGAGCATTGTTCAGTTTGACATAGTACGAGAAATATTGATCGCCGGGAATGTTATCAGGGCGATTGGGGAAACCAACAACCTTGAGGGGCAATGTAGCCGTAGTAGCGGACAAAGCAGCAATGGACATACCAGAAGCACCAGAGGTGGTGGAACCAGCGGTCACGTCCCAGCTACCATTGAGGCCAACGTTAGCAGTGATGGTAGCAGCAGCAACAGACTGAGTCAGATATTGAGCTTCATAAATCACATTAGGATCGGTACATACGAGTACATAACGATCAGTAGAGGCACGACGATATACAGGAGTATTCAGATCAGTGACAGGAGGAACGTTTTGAATGTCACCCACACCAGAGAACAAAATACCAACAACCACACCGAGAGCGATATCAGTACCAGCAGAAACGCGAGTAACAGTAGGAACACCAGTAGCTGCACGGGCATCACCCAACAGCTTAACGGCATCACCAACCATCACTACGGACGAGTCAGATGCCGGAATAAAGGCAATCTCACCTTGGCCGTTATAAGGGCTACCAGTGAGGGTTTTAACAGGACGGAACCCGTTAAGACGATTAACACTTGACATTAGTAATTCTCCAAATAGTCAAATTTGTATAATCCTAATGGCAACAGAATAGGTTAGTCTCGTGAAATTTCGAGTTTACCATAAGTACCATCAAGAGCTTTTTCTTTGATGGAGGCTTCTTGGAGGTTCACATAACCTTGCTTAGCTTGTTGATCTTCATGGTACAATTCTTTAGGAATTCGCATGAGATGGCCTTTAACGCCCTGACCAACAGAGAAGATTTTTTTGGAACCAACACTTGTATCTTGCGATACACGTTTGTCACCCACATCGTGAGTTGCCTTGTCAACGAGTTCATACCCACCTTCAAGGAACTGCGCGACACGATCATCTACATCGTTCACGACTCGGTATACATAGTTAGGGTCTTTTCCCTTTACCGTAAGGATGTTACGCTGGCTCACAGGCACTCGCGTAACTCGGCCCACTGGGGCTTTGGAAATTGCTTCTTTTTCGGCCATTATTAACCTCGAACTTTCTTAAGTTGCTCAACGTATTCTTTTTCGGTCATCACGCCTTGGCGGACAAACTTATTCATAACTGAGCGTTCTTCATCTGAGAGAGTGAATTTGCCAGTAGTGGTAACACCACGACCAGAACCACCTTCAACTGCTCCTGCTTTATCCTGATTAGGATTGCGGAATTTATTTGGAAACTCTTTGCGAACTTCAGCAGCTACTTTTCTAAGTACTTCTGAAGGACTGTTTCCTGCTCTAGCAAGCTCTTGTCCCAAAGCATCAGCAAATGCTTTCATGGGAGTAGAGGATTTATACCAGTTATTCTGTTCCGTCCATGCAACGAATTCCGGATGTTCTTGACCTTCGTCTTGAACAGTGGGTGCTTGCTGGAGCGCCTTTTGCTGTTCCCGAACCATGTCAATTCGATCATCCGCAGCAATAACTGCTTCGGCGTCGCCGTCCTCTAATGCAGCTTTCTTTTGAGCTTTTAGAGTTTCTAGAGCGCGCTTATACTCAACTTCTTGAATCTGTCCGTTGAGCTTTTTCATTTCATTCAAGGCAGCACGAACGTCTTTCAGTTGCTTGCCTTGGTCTTCAATCTTCTTGAAGAGTTCGCCACGACGCAAGAATTCTCCTGCGTCTACCCACTTATGTTCATCACCTTGGAACTCTTCCTTTGGAACCCAACCGGAGTCCATAGCTTTTTGTTCTGTAGGGGAAACTTCTGGGGCTTCCAATTCTGGTGTAATTTCGTCTGCCATTTTATTCCTTAGTAAGTATAGCTACAATGTCTTCGTCATTTAACGCGACATATTCTTCTTCATCTGCTGGATCAATAATTGTCTTGCCGCTAAACCTAGCGAAAGCAACTACATCTCCAAGGTTAATTGGACAGGGTACGTTAAAGTCTCGATAAGCCGTAGGGCCAATCTTAACAACAGTTCCTTTATCCACACCTGCTTGTGCTCGTTTAGTATCCTCATGTTCTGGGATAACTATACCTAGAGCCTCAGCGCGTTTGTACTCTTTATGAGCCTCACTAAGCTTTTGCTGCTTAACAAGGATTCGATGAAGTAGGGGTGTAATCATACTTGTGTTTCCTCAAACCAATCTACATCCGTAATATCACGTAAAGCTGTTATTGCCCCTCGTTTGACAGCGTCCCATTTAGGATCATCTGCTGCACTCTGGGCTAACTCCTCTTTCAGTAGCTCAATGCGATTGGCAATGGCTAGAAAGTAGGCTTTCGTGATTGGTTGTGATTGCCAATCTTTAAAATCCTGACGATTCATTTACTTTATTTCCCTTTGGAAGGTGGCTTTTGTTTGGCAGCCTGTTGCCGTTGGACTTGGCCCATCTGTTCAGTTTGTCGTACCTTTTGCACATGATCTATGTGCTTATGTACTACTTGCTGCCTATGGTCCACATGATTCTGCATCATTGCTTGATTAGCTGCCAATTGATCCTGTGCGGTTTTCATATTGGCTGAGTGAATTTGAATTGCTTCCTCAAGTTTAGCCAACATTGCTTTAGATTGCAAATCATGTTGTGCTTGCTGAGCAGCCATAGCTTGTTTAAACTGTGTGTTCTGCTGTTCCATTTGCATCTTCTGAGCAGCTTCTTGCTGCTTGATCTGAGACACTTGTTGGATAGCTTGAACCTTAGCTTGACTCTCCTGAAGTTTAGGATCAGGACGTTGAGGCAATTGACCAGTTTGTGCTACTTGAGGATTCAGTAGGTCTTGGATGTTTGGTTGCTCTTGAGCTTCCAACATACGCAAGGCTACCTTAACAGGATCAAGAACTCCCATGGGAAGCATCTCTTGAAGACCCTGTGCTTTGATTAGTTTCTCTGTCTGGGAGATTGCTGAAGGATCAGCACCCGGACAAATCTTGTATTGTTTCTGAGCAAAGTCAGCAGGACCAATGGTAACGTTAATTACCTCTTGGTAGGTATTGGGGTTTAGATACGCTGCATTCAACTCAAAGAGCTTCTGGAATTCTTCGTGCAATGAACGGTAGATTCGTTTATATACAGCGGTGAAAACCTTCATCCCTTGGTCAATGGTAGCCATTGTCGTAGTGGCTGGTGTGTTTTGACCGGGCATCTTACCAACAAAGATTTCCGCCACACTCGCAAGTTCTTTTCCTGAGGTAATCATTGACCCCATGAGTTGGAAGAGTACAGCAGAAGGTTCCTTGCTAGGCAACGGAACAATTTGTTGTTTTAGATCACTACCTGTAGAGTTTACTGCTTTCCATTCTCCGGGCATGAATTTGGTTTCTCCCAAGCGGACCTTAAGGCCTTTGCCCAGAAATCCGGACTGGAGATTGTTGAGTGTCCCTGAGTCAATAAGTTGGTTGATGAGCGAATTAACTGCTTCGTTAATTGGTCCAAGCAAGACGCCGAATCCCAAGTCGTAGAAACTTCCATCGGGATTAGGGATGAATCCGAATTTGGTGAAATATTCAATTGGTTCAATCTTAATGACCTTCTTACCCTCATCATCATGGGTAATAGTATTCTCATCAAACCTTGCGGCAATGCGAAGTACCTTACCAGATTCTAGGTGGAAGGTTACAATGTAGGGTTCTGGATAATCGTCGTCATCCAAGTCAATGTAAGTGTGTTGCTCAATCAGAGTGTATGGAGTAGTCTTATCATTGGGAGGTAGTGCCCTATCATCCGTTTTAAGGGGAGTAGGAACAGAACCCAAATCAACATCCAAGAAAACACCAGCTAGTTGCCGTTCCTTCAGGATACGAGGACTCATTTCAATCACTTGAGAGACACGCTCAGCTTCCTTAAGACTCTTAGCCCAGTAGTTGACTACTAGGTTCTTAGGCAGGATAACATCAGACTTAACTTGCTTGGTAATAGAATCCCAATAGGTCTTCTTAAAGATTGTACCAACCACAGGAAGCATGATAAGGAGTTTATCCATGCCTTCTTCCCAACCAGTCATCTCATGCATCAACTGGTACGACATGTACATAGACACTCGATCAGCTTGAGCATACTTGGACCCATCGGGGTCTTTACCAATCACTGTAGACTTGACTACTTTGCCATCACTAGGGATAAGGCTAGGGTAGGACCGAGCAGCAAACTGCATAGCAGCAGTAGTGAGCAAAGGGTATTTAACATTAGATGCTTTGGGCCACGGGTAGGTCTTTTCCTCTTTATGTTGAGTGGCTAGTTTAGTCCACTCCTCCATTGCTTTCTCCCACTCCATCCGAGATTCTACATCTTGCAGATAACCTTCAAGGGCTTCTGATCCAATTGTGTGGAGTTTCTCGTCTTCCAATCCATCAGCGATGTTTTTAGATTCTATGATGCCACGAAGTGCATCAGTAGGCTGTTGTTGAGTCGGAGGTTGTAGTGCTTGGGTTCCCATTTGATTGGGAAGGGCTTGCGGTTCACTCGGTAACTGGCTAATATCCTGTTGTTGCTGACTGCCCGCTTGCTGCCCCATCATTCCGGGATTCTGCATAGTATGAATTTCCTTTTCGTAAATTGTCTATTGCAAGTAAATATTGCAAATTTGGAATTGTATGCAATCCACAAACATTAGGGTTATTTAAGGGTATAATGTGATCCACATGGTAACCAATAGGACAATTTTTATAGAAAAGTTTTAATTCGTCTAAGTTTTCCCAGCAAGGGAGAGCTTGTTTTATTCCTTTTCTACGATAAGAAGAATGAAACCGCAAAACATCTTTATTTAAATCACGCCATTTTTTACAATATTCTGCATGAAGTTCTGGATTTTTTTTCCAAGAAAAATCTTTTGTAATTTTAGTAGTTCTATTATAGTAATCTACTTTTTTCTTATTACTGCATATTTTACACATTCTAGCAATACCGTTTGGGCATTTTTTAGCTTTAATAAAACCAGAATATGGAGTTAATATACCACAATAACGACACTCAATATCCTGTTGTTGTAGATTGCCCTGAGTTGCTTGAACTAGAGAGTTGTTCATTTAAGTACTCATCTTCCTCTATTTCTTCTTTAGTCGGAGCCTCAATGAGTTTGTCTAGCATTAGACCCAGATAAGCAAATGCATCTACTTGGTCATCATGCTTACCACGAGGAAAGGTTAAACATTCATTCTCAAAGGTGGGATACCAATCCGCTTCCTTGTTAAACTTCACACTATGGGCGCGCATACGGGCCTGAATGGAACGAGAACGTGTAATTTTGTCCTTACCCCCATGCTTTAACGGCACAAGACTAAGGTAATTGTTGTTTTTAATCATCTCTTCCCGTAGGAAGGGTCCAATTGACTTGGAAACCTGCATATCTTCGATACCAACAGCCTCTGGATCATAGACTTGGTTCATAAAAAGCAAGTTATCTACGATTTGACGTCCATCTAGACGCTCTCGGATAACATCCTTGATGTGAATAATCTTGTTTTCATCAACTCCAGCAAGAATGAAGACAGAGTAATCTGCCTTTTCTGATTCTGAGATGGCTAAGTCGGCTGTGATGTAGTGATGCATCTTGTGGCTACGGTCTTCTTCAGTAGTAGCCAAGAAATCACTCTTCTTAAAGAAGGTAACTGACTCATCAAGAGGTACATTCAAGTACTCTTGCGAGTAAATATCTGTTGTTCCATCCCTGACAGCCTCTTCATACATCATCTTAAACTCAGCAGCACTCTTCTTGGAAGGCCAAAGAAGGTCTGAGAAGTCCTCGTTATGAGCACGATATTTAACTGCTTTCCACATCGACTTGCGTGTGGTGAATGTCTTTAGTCCAACTCGTTGTGTTTGCTTGTCCGAGTCATTTGGCATGAAGGATTCCAGCAAGGAGTCATTGTGCAGGATGGTTCCTACGATACGGATGATTCCGTTATCAGATCGGCAGGGCAGCAAGGCTCCCTTGAACCATCTACGCATCTTATCTCGACGTTCCTTATTCATCACAAGTTCATCGTTCTCCATGTCGTCGCACATAATGATGTCAGGACGCGACCCGTTCCAGATTAATCCACGGAGCTTCTGTTCTGCTCCCTTGGCAATGATCCGAAACTTATGTCCGTCCTCACATTCAACTATAATGTCAGTTTCTGAATCTTTCACAAACTTGACTAAACCATTCTCGCTCCGCTTGATGCGGAACAAATCAATCAACTCATCATTATCTTGGAGTTCTTGTTTAAACGTACCTAGGAACAAGGACGCTTGGGACTCAGTGTCCGAAACAAGAAGCATGAACTTACGTTCACGAAACAGCAGGGTGGATAGCCCATAGCCTAGGGTAACAGCCGTTGACTTAGCGTGCCCTCGTGGGGCAGCTATAGCCACAAACTTATGATCGCTTGTGCAAAGCTCCCAACACTCTTTGTGAAAGGGTGGGGTAGCACTACGTCCATCGAATCGGTTACCGAGGACAGAGCCGACTAATCCGGCTATAACATCTGCTGTGAGAGTCAATCTGTATTCCTTCTGCCTTTGTTAGGCGTGTCCGTCGTTACGCTTAAGAGAGCCATCTGAATTTCTTGAAAAACTTCGGTTCTGATGTTCGGAAACAACTCGCGTATTAGACAACTTATTTGCTCCACCTTTTGAAAGTGGTTTGATGTGGTCAAGGTCTTTGCCATCGCCCTTGTGCGTGATGCCTGCTTTATTAGCTTGTCTGCGTAAAGTAGTCCGTTCACTTCGGGCGTGTATAGCTGCGGGTTTTCCTGCGTAGAGTTTGTATTCTTTTTTGTAGTCACGATGGCCGTTGGTCATGTATGGCATAAAATTCTCGGTTACGACAATCCGAGTCCTTGTTTAATTTGTTACCCAACTGGATTCACAGGTTCCAGTCACCCCAGCTTAACCCACATTTGTTTGGGTAGGACGATTTTCTTCTACATCCTCTACATCCACTGTTCGGGATGCATTTGTATTTTGTTCAATCTTCTTCGTAGCCATGTCAGCGAACTTCTCAGCCAACTTGAGCAGCTTATCCTCGACATGTTCCTCTGTCTGTTCAGGACGTTCAGAGCGTTCAATCTGTTCATGCTTGTCAGCCATATCAATGGCAACCTTGTGGGCATCTTTCATGTTAACTGGTTTGCGTACCACTACACCAGTTTTCTGGTCATACTGGAAGTCACCGTTTGTCAATCGGTCCTCTACCACCGCTAACGCACCATCAACAAGCTTCCGAATACGGGCAGATAGCTGAACCTTCTCAGAGGCTTTAATCTCAGCTACAGCATCCTTCCACCATGGTTGTGCTTTCCAAACACGCAAGGTGATTTCGGGGATATTAAGGATTCGTCCAGTCAATGCTAGGTTACCCAACAGCAGATAGCTGTTCACAGCTTCCATCCGTTGTTTCTCAGACCAACGCAAGTTAGTCTCTGCCAAGGTAGATCGATCTTTCGATACAGGTTTGTAAGCCACTTATGCGTCCTCACCACATGCTACAGCAGCACGATATTGTCCACCTTCAGGTGTCGTGAATTGGAAAGGAATTACACCTTTAGCACCGGGTTGACAAACCCATTTCATCTCAGCACCATCTTCAAACTTACCACTGAAGACTTTAGGATTGGCTCCAAATGCCTTGGAGCTAACGAAGATAGCGACAAGGATTAACAGGAAGGTTAACAAGTAAGCTTTAATGTTTGACAAGATGTTTCCTTAAACAAGATTATTTTAGTCTGCTAAAATCAATTTTAATTGATGCTTATTACGCCAGCCCTAAGCTGGCGACATATAACTATATTATACCATATCTGAATACAAAAGTCAAGTGTTTTCTTATGAAAACAAGATATATTTACAAGATTGTTAAATAAATGCTTTGAGTACTTGACAAAGTACGAAAAGTATGATACCCTAATATATAAGTTATATATTAATATATTACAAGAATACTTAGGTATTCTTGTTAATGTATTGTATTCTTTCTTTTCTATTCTTTCTTTTATGTTACTTTTCTTTCTGTTCTTTTCTTTCTTATGACTGTAACTTGTACGCGAGGCCTAAGCCGAGCGCAAGAAGGTGTCTAGAATGCATTAGAATAGCCTACAGTAAGCTGTAAGCCTACAGGTAAGGGGTATGTAGCCACAACACCTTTTAATCGCTCCTAGGTCCTATAAGAGCCTTTAAACAAGGCTCGATCCCCCCACCTCTAAAAATTTATAAAAAATGTAGTTTGCTGGGTTACGTAAAATCCCAGGCGGCCAAGTTTTCCCCCCACCCCCCCTTCAGTGTACGGAATGGGTCCTGATTTGGTGTCA